TGTTGCATCAAATTAAAATTCACGTAGTATATGTTAAATAATGAATCGTGACTGAGCGCTATGTAAAAAAACTTTGCAGCCCTTCAATTGTAACAGATTCAGTCTCACCACATTCAGAACAAGTAAACTCAATTTTGTGTTTTAGAGCCGGTAACGTATTAAAAAATTCAGTGATCTTTTCAAACTGTTCTTTTGATAGCTGACCGATAAAGTCATCCATCTCTTCTTTTGTAAAATCGTTATACACATCATTTTCATCATAAACAAAATCAACGCAGTTATATACCATGGAGAGCATCTGATCAAATTCATTATCTTTTTCATTGATCTTGGTGAACAGAGAAGCATTTGGATCTTTTAATTTCATTCCAATTCCACCGCCACCGAGATCAATGGTATCACTATGACTTTCATTATATTCTATACCGATAGAATCAATATCAATGGTCACCTTGTTTGAGGCTTTGCATTTTTCAAGGTATTCTTCATTCATGTGCTTGATATTCAAATCAATCTTTTCGCCGACTGACTTGGATCTCAATTTTAAAAACAAGTACTCTAAGTCGTAAGATGTAAAATCATGATAGTTCACACCTGGAGTCAAAATGCAAGAATCTAGAATGCTCATAGTTGCATTATAGATGTCTTTTTGCTCTCCTCCCTCTAGGGCCATATATAAAACTTTTTCTTCTTTCACCAAAAAAGGTCTAAACTTAATCGGTTCTTTTGACGAAGGAATAACAGTTTCAAATTCAGGTGTACTTAAACGTGGTAAAGCCATATTCTACTCCAATTCAATTTTAAAATCTAGGAACGCCAGCCCTATCAAGTGCTGCTCTTGATCTTCCCTTAACCTGTGCTGGAAGATTTCGCACTGTGTTTGCGGCAGACAATACATTTTCAAGTGTAAAGTTAAATGGTGGCACTGGAACTTCTTCTTCTTCAAAGTATCTGTAACTCATAGTAACAGGTAATCTCACAACGTCAGTCGTGGCCCAAGAGTATGAAATCTCGCCGATGTTTACTGGATATGAATCAACGAGCTTGATCACTCTAGTTCTGTTACCGTTCGGATCTAATTGATAGATTGAAAACCCTCTCTTGCAGACATACTCATCATAAAACCCAAGATCAAAATTAGATGTACCTGTTCTATGATCGCCTCCGATAAGGTCCTGCCACGCCATGAAGAACTCTCTCTCAATCAAACTAGGACTACAGATCGCTGTAAATACAAGGGTGTTGGTATAGTTTGTCTTACCACCGACTTTATATGGAGCGCCATAGTCAATGTAATCAATGTTGTTAATGCTTCTACCGGGCATCTGAACAGTCTCAATGCGAAATGAAAGCGATTGTGCAACTCCATTAGCACCGCCAACAAGACCACCCAGACCTACGGCATTTGCTGCAGTTGAAATAAGCCCATCCAGTATATTTGCAATGGATAAACTTCCAGATCCTACTGAAACTGGAGCTCCGGTAAGCTCTACTTCGAAATCGCTAGTCTTGGCGATTCCGTTTTTGGCCATTTCTCCAGAAAATTGATTGATGTCAAAAGCCATTTATCTGCCTCTTATTGCTGCTCTGCTTTCTTTCCAAACAGTAGCTTTGTTTCTTTTTCTAAACCTTTCAGTCGGCAAGAACAGTGCCATGTCCCATTCTGTTGAGTCAACAAGAATAAATCTTGACTTTACATGGTTTCTCAAATACATCTTGAGAGTCGGTTTGAAGAATCTATACCGAGATGCTGCAGCAAGTCTTTCGTATGTAAGTCTAAGTCTTGTATTCTCATCGTATCGAGTATCAGTCACAAGAGGATACATGGCGTCCATCAATCTTGCTCTCAATTCTGGGGGAAGATAGTGCATGTTCAAGCCTATGAACCCACCATCCACATCTTTTACTTTAAAGATCAGTGGAAATAAATCATAGTACGGTAGATCCTTTTTGTGCTTGGGATCGTACATAAACATGTACATCCTGCCTATACCGATTTTCCCTGGTATCTGTCTTGATAAAAGAGCACTGCCGCCCTCTTTTTTTGCGGCTTGTTGTATTAATCTATTTGGAGTTATAGCAGTCGTTTCAGCGGCTTTGTCACGAAACCACTCTCTTGACTCGCGTGTTCTAGCAGGTATCTGGTTCTCACGAACTCCCTGTGCTAGAATCTTATCGAAGATATACGCGACCATTTAAAACTCCTTCTCATTATTTATAATGATCACCGTATGTTCAGTTGCTTCTCTGTGATTATAATGAATTTATAGTTTCTATCTCGACACCACTCCTCTGCATAGTCCCACTTGTATTTGTTTATAGCATAGGTCTTGACTTCATTCAAGTATCTTTTAGTGAGTCTTTTTTGTATTTTAGGCTCTTGGGTTTGTTTGAGCGGCTTTATCTCCACGACCCATGTCTCTATTACCTTGTCTTTGTTTTTTATTTTCACAAGAAAGTCTGGAAAATATCTGTGCATTCTACCGTCAATGGGGCTCTTATACGGTATGAAAAACTCTTCTGATTGCCAATAGACTACAGCTTCATTGAAATCACACCACTTCATAAACTTGAGCTCCCACGAGCTACGATATATGATATTCGTGGGATCACCTTTGTATTTTTGTGGTTTTGATGGTCTGTAGCGACCTTTGTATGTACTCATTATAAATAATCAAAATAGTTTAGTAAAGGTATTTATCAATGCCATATGGCCCTGTACCACAACCTGCATTTCCATCTCAATCAAGAAATGATCCCAAGAGTCCGCTTGCTAAATCTTTAGCAAAAGCGCCAAGAGAGCTCAAGTATCCATTGAATATTGAAGAGCTGGATCACTGGATGGTTTTCAAAGTCAATCACCCTGTCTTCAGACGAAAAGATGACTTCCAAAAAAAGAACAGCATCAGGCTAATATATTTGCCGATGCCAATGAATTTGGGTACTCAGTATAGCCATGACTACAATACAGAGGGCTTAGGTATTGCGGGTATTGCTGGAGCTGCTGCCTCGGCCGCTGGGGTTACGGGCGGTATAACGTCTATTATAGATCAAGCTTCAAATATTACAAAAAAAGATCTACAAGCAGTGACTCAGTATTATGGGCTCCAAGCAGGAACTGACGCGGCAGTGGCTGCGGGTGCGGCTTTAGGTGGAATACCTGGAGCAATTGCTGGCGCTGCTGCTGGGCAAGCGGTAAAAGGTGCTATGGCTGGTGCTGGTATCGCTCAAAATCCATACATGGCTGTGATGTATTCACAGCCGCAGTTCAGAGAGTACTCTTTTTCTTGGAGGCTCGTTTCAAAGAGTAGACGAGAGACTCAAGCAATCGAAGACATCATTCACGCATTTAAGTTTCATGCAGCACCTGGAGTAAACTCTAAGAACAAGCACTTCTTTGATTATCCAGAGCAGTTCGATATGGATTTTCATCACGCTAAGCACTTATTTAATCCAGCACCGTGTATATGTAAAACAGTTCAAGTGAACTATCATGCCGAGGGTCAACCACTGTATCATGCATTTGGTGCGGACGAAAAATCTCCCGTATCCGTGCAGCTTGATTTGTCATTCCAAGAAGTATCTATTGTTACTAAAGACTCCATCTTAAAGAGTAATCGATAATGGCCCATTATTTTAATAATTTTCCTTCCGTAGAGTATGATATGGGTAGAGTCAATATCGCGTTGACTATACAGAATCCTCTTATACGATTCAAGCTCTTAGATATTCTCAAAGGTAGATCAGCTCTTTACTACGAACACATTGTAGAAGAGGATCAATCCGCACAGTTCATTGCTAATAGGTACTACGGGGACGTGACACTAGACTGGGTGATTTTTTTAGTCAATGATATTTTTGATTATGAGTATGATTGGCCAATGAACTATCAAAAGTTTACAGCATTCGTAAAATCAAAATATGGATCTATAGAATCTGCATTAAATACAACTCATCATTATGAATGGATATATCAGCCCCAAGAAGTCTTGTTTGATGGGACAATCATTCCAGAAGATGTTATAAAAGTTGATGCAACGACGTTTGCTAGTTTAGGAATAAACGAAAAACGAGAAGTATCAAACTACACTTATGAAGAGAATGAGAACGAGCGCAAGCGATCTATTAAAATTCTTCAACGAGAATTTTTAGATCAGTTCTTATCTGAAGCAGAAAGCATTTTTGAATAATGCCAATCACTGAATATAAAGCGAACGATATAGAACTCGATTCAGTTTTGCTATATAACTCAAAGCGAAATTTCATCGATATCAATAAGATCATGGTGGAGTTTAATATCTATCACGACCTTTTTGATAAAGCTACTCTATGTGACGTTTTCATTAATGATGCAAATGCACTCGTAGATCTTTTTCCAATCGTTGGTGATGAGACTCTCGTAATTGTTTTTAGAACTCCTACGTTCAAAAAAAGACTGAATTATGTTTTTAGAATATACAAGATTACCGATAGAGAAGCTGTAGAGCAAAGATCGGAGGGTTATGTTTTACACGGAATAAGCCAGGAGTCAATCGCCGATCTCAGAAAATCTGTAAATAGAAGCTATGTTGATTTAAAGGGTCATCAAATCGTTGAGGGAATATATAACGATTTTTTGAGACCAACTGAAGAAGAGTTTGGTGTTGTTAAAAAGAACATAGGTCTTAATCTACAAGAGACACTACAGAATCACAGCATTGTATTCCCTGGCGAAAAACCATTTGATGCAATCGATTATGTTTGCTATGAGGCATTTCCAGAAGTTCAAACTCAAGTGAGCGAATCTCCTAACTTTATATTTTTTCAGAGAGAAGACGGGTGGTACTTTAACACGATCGATTCATTGATTGAAGCTGATCCGGTAGAAGATTTCTTTTATGCTCCGGCAAACTCAGAGGAGACGAGCAAATCATCGAAGATTCACGATCACCAAAAAATCAGCACAATGGATATTTTGAGTCAGTTAGATACTATTGATAACTTAAAACATGGTCTGTATGCTCATAAAGTAGAGACCATAGATCCTATCATGAAAAGATTCACAACTGATATATTCGTGTATTCTCAAGAGATGAATGAAATTGCTCATCTGGAAAAATCTAAAAAAGACTTTGGAAGTGAGTTTTTAATCTCTCAAGATTCTTTTTTTAATTCTGATGCCGACACCAGCAAAAAATATTATACGATAGGACATATTGGTGAAAATTATTCTTCACAAAAAGAACTCGTAGGATCTGGAGTAACAGATCCACAGATTAGAAATCCTAGAAGAATGCATGAAAGATTAAAATATAATGTTGCGTCTCGTTTTCAGCTATCTAATATTGAGGTGAGTATTACCATACCAGGAAACAGCGACATTCACGTGGGGCAGATTGTGAACTTGCACATACCTTTAGCAACTGAAAATGCTGATTTTGCCAAAAAGTTAAAATTGTTATGGGATAAAAAGTTTTTAGTCACTGCTCTTCGTCACACATATCAAAAATCAGATAATGTATTTTTTACAGTTTTAGAGTGTGTCAAAGACACGTATGCTAAAAAAACCGTTGAGGTCAAATAATGAAAAATTTGGGTGAACAATTTATTTGGTGGTATGGAGTCGTAGAAGATCGAGCAGATCCTCTAGAGCTTGGTCGGGTGCGTGTCCGATGCTATGGCTGGCACACTGATAATTTAGAGGAGATACCCACTGAGTCTTTACCATGGGCGCAACCTATTCAGGACATTACGTCTGCTGCACTTGGCGGAATTGGAAAGAGCCCAACTGGGATATTAGAAGGAACATGGGTTATAGGTTTCTTTGCTGATGGTGAAGATGCTCAACGACCCATCGTGATGGGGACACTTGCTGGTATTCCTACTAATATGAATGCGGGCGGAGCAGATCCTAAAGGTTTTGAAGATCCTCAGGGAAGATATCCTAAAACATTTAATGTTCCTGATACACCAGTTCTGGCTAGAGATAATGCCGAAGACGACAATGTAATGATTAATAAAAGGTCTGGTAAACTCGAAAATATACCGACCGCTACTGCGCCCGATACTTCATCTCTCGGTGATAGGCTAGATGGTGATTATGCATTAGACGAAAATGATGAAGAAGATACTAGACCAACTTGGGCTGAACCAAATCCTCGCTATGGTGGTGAGACTAAAAATGAGTATCCAGAAAGCATCACATCTTCATCCACATATCCATATAATCACGTTTATAGATCTGAAAGCGGGCACGTGTTCGAAGTCGATGATTCTCCTGGAGTGGAAAGAATTCATCAGTATCATCGCATGGGAACTTTTCAAGAGATACAGCCTGACGGATCTCGCGTGACAAAAGTTGTTGGTAAAGATTACGCCGTCACTGTCGGCGATAATAAAGTATATGTTCAAGGAAATCAGACGGTCACTATAGCGGGTAACTGTAAGCTTTATGTACAAGGTGATCATTATACTGAAGTAGATGGAAATCAATACATCACTGTCAGGGGAGATCGCGTCACAAAGATCCAGGGTAATGATAAGAAAGAAATAATGAGTGATGAATTTACTCAAATAAACGGCAACAAGACTATGCGTGTGTCAGGCGATCGTAAAACTATTATTGATGGAAACTACACAGAAACGATTGGCAAAGATAACAAGATACAAATTAAAAAGAATGAAGTGAAGACAGTATTTGTAAATAGTAAAACTACTGTTACTGGGAACACAAATATAGTCACGATTAGAAATATGCAGGTCGGTTCGGGTCAGAATATGAGTATTGCTTCTAAGGGCACGTATGATTTAAAGGTGGGTGGAGCTGCAACTATGGATTTTGATAGTACTCTAAAAGAGAGAGTTACAGGAGCTTCACATCTCACATTTGGTTCTACTCATTATGTTCAATATGATGGAGTGAATACATTTACTCACGTTGGTGATAGAAAGATTTATATTAAAGCCGATACGTTTGCAAGACACGATGCTGGTACAGATTACTCTTGTAGCTCTGATCCAGCACGATCTGGCGCCAATGATTGCTCCACACCCGAAACACCAACGGCACCATAGGAGAGTTAAATGGCTATATCAGTTGATCTCAACCTATGCGGCGTTGATCTGAAAATACAGGGCATTGACAATGCAATGCTTGATATCGAGTCTAAGTTAGCTGAACTTACTTCTGGTGCAAAAGGTCTTGCTGGAAATCTAGATAAGATTCAAGGTGAATTGCAAGCCAAGATGGCAGCTATGCAAGCCGAAATGGAAAGTCTAATACCTGATATCAAAGCTGAGCTGCCAAATCTTCAAGTTGAAATGAATAAGCTATTAGGTCAATTAAACAACCCAATAAATTTCTCTTCACAATTAAATTTAATTAAAGAAAAGTTTGGTAATATTCCTGGTGTTGATATTGATGATTTAGTTTCACAATTAAAATCAAATCCTTTTAATTTTGATCCATGTAAACTTGTACCAAATTTTGATGTTGAAGAAACTATTGATGAGGATGGAGCTGTTATTTACATTCCTGTTAAAAAGGGATTGACACCAGACGTGCCTGTTGTAGATGCTAAAAAATTACCAACTCCTCCTGAAGTG